CGCCATGTCTTGCCGCGCTTTTTCGGTGCCCGGAACGCGCAAAATCCGCCCCTGCTCAGGTGTTCGTTCAGCATATGACCAAGGGCCCCTGGGAACTGAACGACGCGCTGAGCGGTCTCGCTGAACGCTTGCCGGACACGTTCATAGCCTTCGTCGGAGCCCAGTTCCAGCCCCCGGCTGGCAGTGAACGACGTCGGTTTGAACGATTGAGAGAGGGCCGTCGCTTCCTCTGTCTTACCTGCGTCCAACAGGGCTTGGATTTCCTCGTTGTGTCGCGCAAGCTCCCGCCGGCGGAAGTACTCCACTGTCTGGTCGTACAGGTAGGCCGAGTTGAACTGTTGGCCGCGTCCGTACTCGTCGCTGAGCCGCGACAACACAAGCTCTATGAACTCGGCCTCGCCCTTCGACACGCGCCCGGCGCGAAGGTGTTCCATGTAGATAGATTCGATATCACTATCAGGAGCAGCCTGGTATTTGTCGAAGTGCTCTATACACCAGCCGGCAATGCGTCGCAGCTCAGGGCCCTCGAGCAGCTCATCTTTCCAAAAGGGCCGAATGCGGCTGACGTAATCCGAACTGACAATCAGTCCGGTCACGATACGTCGCTCTATGAACTCGTCCTGGCCAGCCACAGTCATTCCCTGCTACGATACGCTTCTATCGAGTAATCCAAAACACGATCCGCAAGGAATGCCGACAGCTCGCGTATCTCGTCTTCACTGCTGAGTGTATTGCCGATCAGCCTTGAAGCGACGGTTGTCAGCACGCCAAGCGCCATTGTCAGAGATATCCTTGGCTGCTCTTTCGGACCGACGAGAAACAGAGCCTCGGACACCTGAGCCATCATTGCCTCGCAGACGTCTTCCTTGCTTCTCGGCTTCCAGCTAGCCAAACTGTCGGCGCGACGAAGAACGTCTCTGGCATAGCCGGCCGCCGCATGGATCAATCTGATGTCTCCATCCCTGACGGCATCGGACAATAGACGCAGAGCTCTTATCGCGTCGTCGTAGGGAGGCAGATAATCCGTACTCCCATCCCGAATCTTAGTTCCGTTCGCTCTCATCAATCAGTCCTAATCCGACGTCGATCTATAATACTGGGCGATCATGCGGCGCGAGTGCGTCCTGTCAGCAAATCGCGCCCCAGCGCCTCGGCGCGTGCTTGGTCGTTTCTGAACCTCTGAAACAGGCCGGACTCGGGATCGAGTATCCTAAGACTCTTGTTCTCGATCCAGCGGTTTTCGTCGATCCAGGCCAGATAGAGCCGGACGACTTCGGTCGGGCTGGGCATAAGATCCCGCATCTGACCTTTCAGATTTGCCTCCTGTTCCGACGCGACGTAGTCCAGAAGATCCAGCAGAGCCTTGGCCATCTCTGACTTGTCATGATACCCATCTGCTCCGAACAACGATTTGGCCGCCGAGAACGGGCCTTTCATGAAACCACGAACGAGGATCTTATCGCCTCGAAAATAACGTTCTGCTTGCGCTCGGGCACTAGGGGTCCTGGGTGGGTGCCTTACTAGCGCTGAGGGCCCCTTTTTCGCACTTCCTGAGGCGGTTGCTCGGATGGGTCTTGGGCGCTCTCGACGCATGGCGTCCTCAAGCCTGGTGAACTTGAGCCTGAACGATCCTCCGGACTCGATGACTGGAATGTACTGACCTCCGATATGGGAGGCATACCAGTCTAGGGCTTGCTCGATCCGATCCTTGGAGACCCCGTCCACTTCATGGAGGATCCTGATATCGTTCGCCCATTGGCGCAGCCTTCGCCCGTCGATCTTGACGTTCTTTTCGCTGGTCACGATGGAAGCCAGTTTCTGGGCATATGGGAGGAATGCCTCTGATCGTTTCCGTGCTGAACTTGGTTTGTTTGAACTTGTTGGGCGATCTTGATCTTCTTGCTTCTGACAGATATCATTGTCCGGGTTCGCAGAACCCAGGACAAATATATCTTTGTTATTGTTATATTTGTTATTGTTACGCCCTAAGTTCATCGCTAACCCATTGCTCCCATTGGCGTTTTCTTTAGTTACAGGCGTCCTGGTTTCAGGATACCTAGGCGTCCTGGTTTCAGGATACCTTCTTGCCTTAGGGACTAGATGACCAGCCGTCCTGGTTTCCTGAGTGCTTCTCCCATTAGGGACTAGATGACCAGCCGTCCTGGTTTCCTGAGTGCTTCTCCCATTAGGGACTAGATAACTACGTATTACGTCGAAGTCCACTTCTATGTACTCTCTGGCTGGCATTCCATACCAGAACGTCCTGGTGATGATGCCTAGCTCGACAGCGTGTTTCTTGCACTCTCTGATCGCGTCCTTCGACAGCCCTATATCCCTTTCCTGCTGTTCCAACGTCAGGTAGAAGCACCCGTCCAGTAGCGCACCTTCCTTGTCGAACCAGGCGTGTTTGTCGATCAGATTCGCCAGATACAGGGCCATCTTCACGCCATAGCTTGCGATCAGGTTCCGAGGTACGATCAGAAAGTTCTCTGATCGAAGCTCATCTCGTGTCTGTCTTACTTTTGGTGAGGCGCATCCGTGCTTCATCGGTCACTCCTCGCAATCGAACATGAGATCGTTCGCCCGTTCAAAGTCGATCAGCACGTATTCTCCGGATGCGCCGTCGCCTTTCTCCGTCTTGGTGATGATGCCAAGCTCCATTGCGCGCCGGCGCAACCCCATTAGTATGTCTATGGTGACACCTAGATCCTGCGCCTGTTTGTCGAGATCGACGTGTATGCAGCCATCTGATCTTACTCTCTCAGCGGCGTCCGCCTCCGCATGCTGGTCTGCAAGATACGTGACGTAGGCCGCCATGACCAGTCCTATAGCGTCGATTAGACTTCTGCTGATCATGTATCGGCTATGCAAACCGAGCATGTTGTAGACCTGCTTGGCTTGTCTCCTAGCTTGTCTTCCGTTCATGGCAGTGTCCCCGCGCGGGTGATCAGCTGTTCACTGACAGGTCGATGGTCCATACAGATCCCTTGACGTGAGTGCGACCTTCCTGATTGCGGACAGTCTCACGTCGGAGAATTCCGACCTGTTCCAGTTCTCTGATGCTGGAGCTTACAGCAGCACCTTGTTCCAGACCCATGCTGGCAAGGATGTTGATCTTGTCCTTGCGGTCCGGATTGGTGAAGATGTCTGGGTTCGTTGCGATTGCCAGACCGATGCCCTTCGCTTTCCAGGAGATGTTGGTGAGTGACAAAAACTCTTTGACGTTCATAGTACGTACTCCTTGGTGATTTGGTTCACTAGATGTTTGGCGTCGTCGTCGGATAGATCGGCTGGGTCTCCTGTTTCTACCCGCTCGATTGCAGCACTGACCCCGGCTTCTCTGAGCTTTGCTGTCAGCAGCCGAGCTTTCGACTGTGCTGCCGGTTCATTGTCGAAGACGACCACGACTCTTCGGAACAGCTTGGCCATCTCGAGCACTTGTCTGGTTGTAAATCCGATCCCGAACGTAGCGAAGCTCTTGACGCCGAGCCGCCAAACGTCGGTCACTCCTTCTACGCAGATCCCCACCCTGTCCCATGCCTCAGGCGATCCGTATAATACTTCTTTGTGGTGCACGATCTCGCGCTCTTTTGGACAAGCCCGATATTTGATCGGTGTCTTTCCTGTAATGTCCCGGGCCTGGAAAGACACTGTCTTGCCATTCCATCGGATCGGCGCGACGATCCTGTGCTTGTAGTCGATATGATCGAGCACGGCGACAGGGCCGGTCCCCAGCAGTCCCCAGTCGGCTTCCAGCTTGTCCGGATCGAAACCGCGTTTGATCAGATATCGCCTGTGCCGGCGATCCAAAGCCCCGGTTGTGCTGGGATACTTGAAAGGGCGGATCGAGATTTTGGTGTTGGCTTCCTCACGATTGCGCCGAATTGCAGTCTTGCCCTTATACTGGCGTATCAGAGATTTGGCCTTGGCTTCACTGACTCCGCACAGTGCCGATATCGCCTCAACGGCGGTTTTCGGTCCGCATTGCCAGCAATGGAACTGCCAAGACTCTAGGTGGACTCCTAGGAACAGGCTGTCCGGCTTGCCGATGCAGAATGGACAATGCGTGTTCGCCCAGCCACGAGTGCAGTGTTTATGGCCTTCTGTTTCATACCTGACGCTATAGTCGTCGTATAGGGACAGTATGCTCATGTCGTCACTGGATCTAATGAGACGCCGGCCTTTGCGATATCGACAGGTCCTTGTTTCAATACTTCCCGCATTTGATCGACCGCGCGGCTTATCTTGCCAGTCGGCCAGCCGTATATGGACGCCAAGTCACGAGTCAGTCGCTCGAACGCCTTCTTTGGTGGCAGCGACATGTACTCGCCCGGTCCTTCGAAGATCAGTTTGATCAGGAATCGTACTTCGTCGGTGTACTGCATCGTGTCGATTGCAGCCTCCTCAGGATTTGGGCGCGTGTCAATTTCCTCAGGTGGTTCTTGGTCGGAATGCGGCGTTCTGAGCATTCGCTGAGTCACAGTGCACAGGTGCCACCGCATGGACATGTAGGCGTAGGACGTCATGGCGGATTTTCGCGGATCGTAGTTCGGATCCTGCTCCGCCATCACGTATGCAAGACACGCCTCCTGCACGAGATCGTCGAAGTCCAGGCCGGTTGTGCGATGAAAAGACCAGGCTATTTTTCTGGCTAAGTCGAGTTCCATGATTTCCCCCTTCCTCCTCTGTTACGGGTTCGTGATGGAGTCGATAAGCTCTGCGAGCAGAGATTCTTGATCGGTCGTCTTGCCGTCAAGCACGGCATCTAGCACGCGACGTTTGCGGTCGATCATGCGAGCTAGTTTGTACTCGATCGTGTCAGGTGCCAGGAGGTAGTAGATATTGACGGCATTCTTCTGACCGATTCTGTGGACGCGGTCTTCCGCCTGCGCGACGTCGCCCGGCGACCACGGCAGTTCTAGGAATGCGACCGACGAGGCGGCTGTCAGTGTAAGGCCGACGCCGGCGGCCTTCACGTTGCCGATGAATAACTTGACCGTCGGATCGTTCTGGAACTTCCGGACGGCGAGATCCCTGTCCTTGCCGGTCACGCTTCCATCGACCTTGACCGCGCGGTCTCCGAACTCCTGCATCAGGTCGTCGATCACGTCCTTGTGGACGGCGAAGACGACCAGTTTGCCGTCGGAGTCGATGAAATTTCTGATCCAGTCCTTGGCCTGTTTCAGCTTGCCTTTCGCGGCGATATGCCGCAAGGCTGCGATCCTGGTCAGGAATTTGGCTGGGCTGACCTTGGTCCTGCGAGCCGCCTCTTCACCCTTGATCGCCCTGACCCACGATAGGAACTGGCGTTCTGCCAATCCGTACTCAGCTTTGTTGCTGAGTTCGATGGGCAGGAACGTGCGCACCTTATCCGGCAAGTCCTTGAGCACGTCGGCCTTGGTGCGCCGGATCATGATAGTGTTGGTCAACAACTCGTGCAGTTCGTTCTCGTTGCTGGAGCCGCTGAAATCCCATCCGAAACCGTTGTGCTTTGCATCGCAATACCGATGCGCGAACGTCCAGCGGTCTGGGATCACCTTTGGATCGACCAGCTTGATAGCGTTGTAGGCTTCGATTGGTCTATTGACAACGGGAGTGCCGGTCAAGGCGATCACGTGCGGGATATTTTTCGCCAGCGATTTGACGGCTTTGGTGCGCTTCGCACCGTTCGTCTTGATGTAGTGCGCCTCGTCGATAATTAGCACTTGCGGCTTGATCGCCTTCAGTTCCTCAACCCAGGCGTCCAAGACGTCGTAGTTAACCACGATAACGTCTCCAGTGGGCCTGTAGACCCGCCGCCCTCCGATCACTTCTGCATCGACATCTGACAGCCAATCCTCGGCTTCGTGCTGCCAGTTGAACTTGAGCGATGCTGGGCAAACGACAACGGCAGGGCGCTTTTCCGGATGCAGTTGTAGCCAAGCCAGAGCCTGGATCGTTTTCCCCAATCCCATCTCGTCTGCGACCAATGCACGACCGCGCCGGCTCTCGATAAACCCGACTCCGTACTTCTGGAAGGCACGCAACGTCCCTTTCAGTCCGGGCACGTCGATATTGGCGCGGACTGGTTCTGGTTCCTTGACGGCGTTCAGCAGTCCCTGGTCGAGCTTGAAACCCCAAGCCTTCAACTTCTGGACGGCCTCTATGGAAACTGGCGCTGTCCAGCACTTTGGACGGGAGTTTGGATCGAAACGCCGGCCCGGAAGGGTCTTGACTCGGGCGACGTCGGCAGGATCGTAGGGGAACGTAATCTTGATGTTCCCCTTATCCGTAAGGATTGCTTTGCGTTCGACTGGAGTCATGCCGGACATGATAACCTCCTTGCCGTTAACCGTCAAGCGGCATCGACGATCCTGGCGCACTCAGGACCGATCCCGCGCTCGATGCTCTCCGGCACCGTCAGCGCGCGTCCGCAACGGCAGCACTTGCCCTCGTGCCAGAAGTGGACCGGCATCCTGCCCACCTTCAGTTGCCAGTACGTGAACGTGAAGGCCTGCCAACAGGCGGTGGTCTCATCCGTGATGCGCGACTTGCGCGTCAAGGACGGCATACCGCTGTCCCGGCTGACGATCCCCAGGTACGTGTAGTCCAGGTAGTTGTCCGGCCCCGTGAGCAGGCCGACGAAGAACACCGATCCGTCCTTCGACTGGCGGATGCGGTAGGTGTACCGCTTGCCGGTCTTGGGCGAGACGAGGGTGATCCGGGCGTTGCCCGCGAACATGAGCTCGAGGGCGTGGCTGGGGTCCTGGATCTGGCGGCGATTAGTCATTGCTGGCCTCCTATTTTCCCATCCGCGCAAGACGCTTTCTGGCGTGATAGGCGCTCTTCGCGTCGCGCAGCGTGCTGTGAATGGTCACGGTCCCTTGGACGAATGCGAACAAGGGCTCCTCATCGTCGATAGGACGGCCCATCTGCCAGCGGCCGTCCTCCTTCTTGAACACGACGTACTCGCCGATGCGATACGTCTGAGTTTCAATCTTCTTCATCTCAGGCCTCCTGGTCAAGGTCGTCACTGGGCGACGACCTTGACATTGGGATCCTTCGCGAGAGCGACGATCGTCTTGACGCTCTCGGGATCCTTGGGATCAAGGGTCATGGTGACCCTCTCTCCCGTCTTAAGATTGACGACGACGTAAGTCGCCGTCTGATTCTGGGTCTGGTTCTGATTGGTCATCTTGGCCTCCTTCGTGTTCATGCCTACAATATAATGCCCTAGGCCCTAGATGTCAAGCCCTAAATGCGTTTTGACGACAAAAATCTTGCGAAATCTGAGCAAGGCCAGTATTATAGGGTGTAGTGAATGAGACGCCTCCCCTGTGGGCTCTCCGGCGCAGGGACCGGGTCTGCCTAATGCGGCTCCGGTAGGCTACCGGGAGAGGGGACACCTAATTGACAGGCCCCTTGCCGGATTGAAACTGGGTGATAAGGTCCGGCGCATGTAGAGAGGGATAGCGGCGTGGAGAGCAGACACGCCTTTTGGGAAAGGTTGGTGCCCTTGAAGAACCTACCCTCAGTGCCGTTCCAACGTTCGGCGGTTGAGCTGATAAATGGGAGCCGGAGTAGCGCCCGGCCTATCCCTCTCATCTATGGGCGCGGCGGCGTGGAAAGCAGACACGCAGCGCAGCTAGCGCAAGGGCGCGAAGAACATATAGCCTTGTGGAAGATGCGTTTGTGGCATCGAAAGCGGTCTGGTTCTTCTAGCCGGAGTAGCGCCCGGCCCGCGTCCTCCAGTTTCACCCTTCGGGGCTACGAGTTGCCTGCGGTGGGCTGTGGTGAAGGGACAGGTGTCCTTCGTGGAACTAGGAGTCGAGGTGGGGGATCTCGACCCGCAGGCAAGCCTCAGCCAGCCCAGGGGTCTAAAGGGCGAGCGCCGCGTCCTCAAGCGGATCGGCGATGGGCTGGCTCCCTCGTTCGCTTCGCCGATCCGCAACGGCGTTTCTTCTGTGTCCGTCCGGACACTGGCCTCCCTGTTAACTCGCGAGGCTCGGCCACCAATCCCCGAGGTCTGAGTCGAGCCTCGCATCTTTTTTCTACGGCGTCCTGACGACGGGATGGCCTTGTCTCCTTCTCGCCGCGCCAAGCATAAAAGGACCAATCGCGCGTTAGTGTACGGAGCAGTATGCCGCGCCCGTGCTGCAGGTCGTAGACCGACGGTGCCCATACTGGCGGACATGACCGGTCTAGATGAGGATAAGGTCAGAAATGCTATCGGCGGACTGCGCGACGACGGGTTTGTTGGCGTCTTTGGAAAATCCGACGGGCGATCCTGGTATGGTCCGACTGGCAAGACCAGTCGGTTCCTGATCGACGACGCTAAGATCAGCTATTTTCGGCGCATTTGTTTGAGATGCTCTACCAGGTTCGACACGGGCAGTCCCTACCTTAGGCTATGTCCGTCTTGCCGTCGGTATGCGACCGAGGATCTGTCCAGCGCATTGATCGTTTAGATGATAGGAGGGCATAATGGCAGGACGTGCTATAGTGCCGTGTTCGCTAGAGTTACTGGGACAACTGCTATTCCAAGGCCGCGCCCGTATTGCGGGGATACGCGACGACCCTACTAACTTCGACGTGGTCTTGCTTATGATCGAGAGCGACGAGCTGCCTCCTGTGCCTGAGGGTCAAGACATACCAGTCGCGGGTGCGATCCTAGAGTCAAGCAAAGCCGGTCCCAGGTTGGTTCGGTTCTCCCTTCCTACGGAGGATGTAGAGTAGATGCTCAAGAGAAAAAACAAGAAACACGGCCCGTCGCAGGCGACGATCCAGACCCGCGCGCTCAAGATCGGCGAATGCCTGCGCTTGTATCCCGACCAAATCGCACTGTCACTGGCTAGGCATCCCGAAGCGTCCTGGGTCTTCGGACGCCTGTACTTGATCGGTGTCTTGTCCCGCCATCAGTACGAAGTGGCGGTCAAGCTCGATAGAGTCGTTCGACGGTACAGAAGGCTCCTGGCCCCTCACGGCAAGATCAAAGGGTTCAACCCGGACGCCCTCGCCGCCATAGCCCGATCCGCCGAAGATCTCTCCCCTGAAGCGCAACGGCGCATGCTCCAAGCAAAGCAAGACTACGAAGGCCTCTATCACGCCCTGTCCCAACAAGGGAAAGACGTCGTCGATGCCGTCATAACCGCTCTGGACAAAGACAAGCCAACTGATCTACATTGCATCCGAAAAGGTCTGAATGCCCTTCTGGCCTTGACGTAACAAGATCAGAATATAGTCGAAACCGGAAAATCCAATCAAACCAAAGAGCTTGACAGATCCGGGCGCGTCATTTATCCTTACTCCGTAGAATCAGTTTTGTCACCTTAGTACACCGATTAGATTATCTCCTTGTTTTCCTGTTTTAGGATTTCCAGGTCCCGCGTCATATAACCCCGGAGATCGGATTGATACGCACCAAAGTACCCGCTAACAAGAACAACGGTGCT